AGAAAGTTTCGGTTTCCCGCCTATATCCCCAGACATATATGTGTAGGAAAAGGTCTCGCCTCGGGGGGCTGGCCTTACTTGTTACCACCGACCCTGTGAACAGGGTTCAGCAGCATTGGAGGAAAAAATGCCGTTGGATGGACAGGCATCGGGTGGATGGACAGAGAGTTCGTCGGCACTGAGACTGCTGAATGCGGGTATCCGCAACAGCCTCGGTCTCTTGACCGCCGATTCTTTCTCCCAGGCCAACCCCGGTGGCGTGACGACCCAAGTCACGACCCGCGTGAACACGGCTCTGACCGGCGTTCTCTCGGGCTCCGTGGCGTTCGCGCGCCCCGATGAAGGAGAGAACTACGTGGGTGGCCCCGGCGCCGCAGCCGCGCAGGTTCTCATCGCAGCCGACCCCTCGCTCGTCATGGGCTACAGGGTGCTCGGCGTTTTCGTCAACTCGGCCAATGGCAACTCCTACGAGAATCTTCCCGGAATCGCTTCCGGCAAGGGTCCGTACATGAGCGGCCAGGGCTCCTACGGCAACGCACTGTACGAGACGCTCGTGCAGGCCAACGCAGTCGGCGGTGGCGGCCCTGTGGCCGGTGTCGCGTTGGCTTACGTCAACGGTCAGGCTCTCATCTCTTCTCGCAACGGCTTCCTGATGCCGAGCGAGCAGCTCAACACGGCTGGTGCAGCCCTCGCCTCGACGGATTCCATCGCGGCAGCGGCTATGAGCTTCGTCCGGAACACGGACAACAGCTCGACCCTCATCGGCGTGCTGAAGATGGCCCCTGACAGCGTGCAGACGGAGCTGGTCTACGACCAGCGCATCTGACCAAGGAGGAGGAACCCATGAGTGTATCGAACGCGACCAAGCAGCGCGTCATCGGTGAACTCATCAAGACCCCCCAAGGTCGGATGAGGCTCGCCGCGTCAATGACGCAACCACTTCGCTCTCGCCGGGACTACGCCGCCGTGGGCCGCAAGACCTTCTTGGTCGAGCAGCTTCCGGATGGTGCCTTGCCGATTTATGACAAAGACCCCGATATCACCGCCTACGTGGTCGGTGAAGAGGGCCAGAACATCATCGCCGTGACCAAGTCCCGGCGCGTGATTTTCCCGTTGTTCGAAATCGCGAGCAACCCCGAGATTCCGCTGACGCAAATCAAGGAACGGCGCTTCGACCTCATCGAGCGTGCGCAAGACCTCGGTCGTTCCACGATTCAGGCGGCAGAGGACGAGCGGGTATTCGCGGTTCTCGACAGCATCGCCACCGCAGGCTTCGACTCGCTGCCCGCACAGCTCAACCCGGACATCCCGGTCGTCGCTCCGCTCAGCGGTGCGGTACTGGCTGACGCCTTCTCGCTCATCGAGCGCCACGACCTCCGGGTCGCCCGCGTGTACATGAATGCGAGAGACTACGCCGACCTCCGGAAGTTCGGACGCGATATCCTGGACATCGAGTCCCAGGCTATCCTGCTGAAGACCGGCCTGATGGCGACGCTCTGGGGCGCACAGATTGTGACCTCGCGCCTCGTCCCCGTCGGAACCGTCTACGTGTGCTGCGAGCCCGAGCATTTCGGGCGTATCCCGGTTCGTACCGAGCTGACCGTGTTGTCCGCCGACGACCCCAAGAACCGTCTCATCGGCTTCAGCATCTTCGAGAACCTCGGCATCGGCGCCTTCAACCCCCGTGGCCTCACGCGCCTGACCATCACCCGATAAGGTGAACCGGCGCGGCCCACAGGGCTGACATCTTGACCTTCGCGAAGCCCCGCTGGCCCCGACCAGCGGGGCTTCGCTGCGTTTAAGGCCCTCCAAGTAGCCTCACTCCAGGCCAGAATCAGGTAGTACAAGAGGAAGAAGACGAACGGAGGACGGGATGCCTGATAAGGAGGGGACCTTGGACAAAGCCCGAGAAGCCGCCAAGGCAGAGCTGGCCGAAGACCTCATCGAGCCTGAGCCTACTCGAACCATCCCTGCCGGGTGGAAGAAGCTGTGGCCATTCCCCGGAATGAAAATCGCCCACGTCTATTCGGATGACCTCGTGCCCCTGGAGCTGTTCACGAAGGCGTTCCGGAGCACGAACCCGGATGTCCGCGTCATCGACTTCACCACCGCCCTGGAGGGTGTGGTGTCTCTCGACGTGACCAAAGAGAACATCCTGGACTGCATCCAGCATTTCGAGGACACCTTTGCGGGCTCCAAAGTGTTGGACTGCTCCGGTGAGGGAGGGCTTGAAGCCGCCTTTCGGGTCATGTACATGGCAGCACAGAGGGGTCTGGATGTTCTGCTAGTGGGGCTTGAGAAGGCCAAGTCCCGAGAGGAAGGCTTCGCGGCGGAACAACGGGCATGGTGCATCTACCTCCCGCACCTCAGGGCACTGATGAGCCGGACGGGCACGGTGGTTGTCGTCACTGAGCAGCGGGACAAGGACTTGCCCTTGTCCGGGATGGCGATGAAGTACCTCTCCGACACCCGTATCCTCCTGGCTCCTGCCGAAGACCAAGGCGTGACTGTGAAGTACGAGAAGTGCCGACACCCTGCATTGTCCGTCACAGAAATCGCTATCCACCCCGAAGACCTTCTTCCCCCCAACGACTCTTCCAAGACGCCCTCCTGAACATTTCCTGAATCCGCTGGGTATGATGTGTCAGCCGCCCCGGTCCTAGGGGTGCAGAATGGAGGTTCGCATGGAATTCGAGCTTGGTGTCTTTCAGTCGTTTCGGATATCGGGTTCGGCAGGGCTTCATCTGGGGCAGTACGAGCTGACGCTCCCAGAAAACGCAGTCGTGGAGTTCGACGGCACCGTCCTCAAGTACGCCGGGACCGATTACGCCGTCCCCGCTCTCAAAGGCGGGGTGAACGCCGGATGGCTTGTGCCTGTCGCAGACAACATCTCCAACTACATCCCCCGGCCCGCTGGCGTGCGCGTCAAGGCGGCTCAGTCTCACGGGACCGAGCGTGAGGATGTGGCTGTGGGCATCGCTGCCGAAGAGGCCAAGGTGGTCGGAGACGTGGAGGCTCAGAAGCAGAGGCGTCTGAGCGCCGCTGAGACCCCGATGACCTCTTCCGGGCAGATGAAGCCCGTGACGGCTCAGGCGGGCAACACGGAGATGAAGCCGGTGACGGCGACGTTCTCCGAGGGCAGCTCCTCCATCGCAAACGTGGGGGACGGCGAAGTTGTCGCTCGCGTGGGGATGCCCAGGCCCAAGTACCCCGTCGAGCTGGAGCCCGCAGCCGGTGCCGTGGTCCGCACTGTGAAGACGGCTGCCGAAGAGCCCAAGGAGGCACCCGCGTCGGCTGTAGGGGTCCCCGTGGGCAACTACAAGTTCGGCAACCCTCAGACCTCCGTGAACATGGCGGACTCGGGGGATGTCGCCGCAGCCAAAAACAAGCTCCGGGGTGCCTCGGACCAACTGGGTCGGCCTGCTCCGGCAGAGCGCATGGCGACTGCTGCGGACATCCCCAAGACTCTCGAAGAGGGCAAGGCAACCCTCGTGACTCTGGAAGACGCCAAGCCGGTCCCGATGGGCACCGCTGGGAGCGAACTCGAAACCCTGCTGCCTGACGCGGTTTCGTCAGGCAAGCCCGAGCCGACCGCCCAGATGGGTGTGACTGCGGACAACTTCGAGTGGGACACCAAGGTCCAGTGGCGCAGGCGCGTCTCTCAAGCCGTGGGGCACGCGGCCAACCCGGACGTGATGGCGAAAATCATGGCCTCCGAGTCCGACACGGTGAAGAAGCACATCAAGGCCGAGCTGACCAAGCGCAACCTGCCCATCCCCTCCTAGCATTTCTCGCTATTTCTTCAATCCGGCCCATCCTGTAGGAGCTGCTGTGTATTCAAGCGGCCCGGAGGACTGCATGGACCGGAACAAGACCGCCAGTAGCCAAGCTGCCTGGGCTCTTCTCACAGAGGGTGTGACCAAAGCTCGTGTGGAAGCTCACAGGCTGAACCATCTGGTGTCTCGCGCGATGAAGCTCATCGAAGCCTCCGAGCACAAAGACCACTTCTACGAAGAAGCAGGCGACATCATCATGGCGGTCCCGACCCGCCTTCAGAGCATTGAAACCGCCCTTGACCGGACCAGCCTCGCCCTGAGTAAGATGGGTGAGGACTTCTTGGAGTCCAGGCTTTCTCTGTCGGACAAGACGATGGTGGATGAAGCGGTATCCTCGGCTTTCGGTGGGAACGCGGTGAGGCACTCGGAGTCTGTCCAGCGATTGGCGGCTCGGTACATGGCCAAACGGAACCAGGACGAAGAATGAGCCAGCGGACATCAGACCTGTCTCCTCCGCTCGGGTATCCCGGAGGACCTTGCCATGTGGTGCAACGCATCCAGGACGAGGTAGACAGCCCCCGGTTGAGGGAGCAGCTCATCGACGAGGTTGAGAAGGGCAAGCCCCTTTCCAACCCGGAGTCCCACAAGGTCTATGACGTGGAGGCTGAGACGGGGGTCAAGAGGGGCATCCGCAAGTTCACCATCACCCCACACGCCCAGTACCGCATGGACTTGCGCGGGGTGACGGTCACAGCCGTTCGACGGTCCTTCCAGAACTTCCTCAAGCAGCTCAACGACTGGAAGGCGCAGCACGATACTCGATACGACAGCATCCAGCGAGATGTCGCCAGTCGGAACCCCATCCGTTGGGAGGACCCTCGCCTGAAGCTCGCGCTGGTCTTCGAGATAGGGGCCAACGAGACGGCCCAGGTCATCACCACATTCTGGCAGGGCGTGCCGGATGCGCGAGCCCCTGGTCCTGGAAAGTGTGACGTTGTGGCTTATCGGCCTCCCGCAGGGGAGTTGTCGGGACAACGAACCTTCGTGAAGTTCCCCGATGGGGACCATGCCCCTGACCAAGAGAAGCAGCAAGTGCTCCCTTATCCGCAGTGGCAGCGACATGGCCCCTCGAATCCAGGAGTGTACAACGTACCTGGAGGTTCTGGGACGGGGCCGCAGGAGAAGTCCCTGAGTGAGGACCTTGTGAGGACGAAAGGCAAGCCCGGAGAGCAGAGTCCTCCCAACAACGAGCCTTCTCGCAGCACCCCCAAGCGACGCAATATCGAAGGGGCGGAGGATGTGACGGCAGCCAAGCCTGCGGGTCCGGTTCGTGTCCGCGTGAAGCAGCGCCTGAAGAATCGCCAGCACAAGCAGCGCGGCAAAGCGAAGATGAAGTCCAAGCGGTACTACATGAAAAACCGCGCCAAGGCCAAGATGCGGGCGAAGAAGAGGTACCGCAAGCTCCGCCATCAGCCTGCCTACAAGAGGCAGCGCACGATTCGTCGTAAGCACCCCGAGCGGTTCAACCGACGTCCAGGCGGAGGCAAGAGGGCTTATGTCCTGACCGCCCCAGACATCGCATTCATCATTGGCAAGGCCATGCGCTTGGGGTACGTCCACAACGTCTCTCCCATGACCAGCATGGTGACGTTCCACCTGACCGACCCAGCCGGGAACTTCACGGGGATGCGGTCCATGACGGTCCCCAACTTCTTGGCAGCCGTGAGCTTCATGTCCGAGGAGGACCTGGAGTCCATGTTCCGCCTCATCGACGCGGAGCTGGGGATGGAAGCCTACGAGGAAATCACGGAGGAGGGTCTGCGGGCCTCGATGGAGATTGAGGGCATCGACTGTGAAGATGAAGCCTTCAAGAACATCTGCGAGCAGCTCACGAGCAAGCGGGAGCTGGAAGACATGGACGGGGCGGAGATGGGCCGAGTCGAGAGCCATTTCATCGACGTGCTGGTCTACGATGACCCCCCAAACTTCCCTCACTCTGATGAGACCGTGAGCGACGCGGACGGCAAACTGATAGACCCCACGGATGACGACCACATCTACGGAGTGGTTTATCTGCCAGAGGAGTTCAGGGCAGCGCATCGGCGTCTCGCTGATTTCCTGTACGAGAAGCGGCCTGTAGAGCACGAACCAGGGTCTTGGTATGACCGAGCCGGACCCGGACAGCTTGTGAACGAAATGTACGAAGACAGACCGAGGGCGGAGACCGGGCCAGAAGCTCCAGTGACGCCCAATAATCCAGGTTCCGCCAAGGTCATCCCGTACAACTCCGACCTCGTGAACAACAAGGCGGCAGCCCGGCAGCTCCGTTGGGGAGAAATCCCGCCCAGCGAGCGAGTAGTCATCTATGACCTCGTGAAAGACCCCCTGTGGCGCGGGTACGTCAACGGCTACAAGAAGGACCGCGACGTGGTGAAGTGGCTGAAGGACCACGGGATGAACATTGATGAGGCCAACTGGCGGGGTCTCCTACCACAAATCCACGACATGCGGACGGCTTCGGTGCAGAAGACGGCAGTCCTCATCTCGGAGATTCGTGCGGCCTGTTCCCCCGAGCTGCTTCAGAAGGCCAAGGGCTTGCCAGTCAAGCTCAAGAGGGTGGACGCCAAGAACCAGATGTGGCTGTTCGATGTGCGTGGGTCCTCAGGCACCTATCGCGTGAAGGTGCAGGCGTCTGCCAAGGCCAACGTCGTGGACCCTGGAAAGGCCAACGTGTTCGTGAACTGTTCCTGCCCCTTCTGGCAGTGGCAGGGTCCGGAACACTGGGCTCAGGCCAAGGGCTACCTGTATGGCGCCCCACGGGGCACAGCAAGCCGTCCAGACCAGAAAGACCCCCGTGGTAAGCACGGGGCCTGCAAGCACGTACTGGCCGTCCTGGAGCGTGTCAGCGGCTTCCAGCTCCCAGGCAAGCCCAAGAAGCGCACAGCCTCGCTTGAGGTGCTGGCCGGATACTTGAACGAGGGACGCATCAATTTCACTGCTTCTACAAGAGAAGCTGCGGTACAACGGCTGGCTGCTCGGTATCGTGTCACGTTGGCCCTTCGAGAAAGGGTGGCACAATGTGATGCGAGGAGGTGAGCGTGGCCATTTACGAATATCAGTGCCCTTCTTGCGAGGAGCACTTCGAGGTGTCGAAGTCTATCGCGGACTACGCCCGTTCTGAGAAATGCCCCAAGTGTGCGACCGAGGGGGAACGTCGTGTGTCCGAGTCCAGCTTCGTCCTCAAGGGTGATGGGTGGCCGGGCAAGGCCCTGAAGGTCAAGGGGCAGATGGCGCATCGCCGCAAGAAGCTGGGCCGGAAGCAGAAAGACCATGTGGCTCCTCCCCTGAAACTCACTCCGAATGTGGGAGGCGAGGAGACGGGAACGTGGTCGGAGGCGCAGAAGCTCGCGACCAGCAAGGGCAAGGATGCGGAGTCGTTCACTCCGCTCGTGGCCCAAGAGAAGAGAGGTGAGAGATGAGCGACCTCGGACCGTTTGCAGTCAGGGCGGGCATCCTTCAAAGGTTCCCGCACTTCATCGACCTCATGGTCAGGCAGCGGTTGGGGACCTCGGCCTACCGGCTGTGGGGAGCGCCTACCATAAACGATGCCTACGGTGACTTCGTGGGCAGCGGGGTCGGTGGCACAGGGGGCTCGATGCTCCTGACCACTCCGAAGGACCGTATCGCCCAGTCGGCACAGGCGTCTCGCGCGGGAGCTGCCCAGGCGGCGGAGAATCGGACGGGTCATGCGTGCTTCCAGCTCGACCCGGAAGACTACACTCCGTTGGTCAACGGAGATGCAGAAGTCAGCTTCTACCGGGTACAGGAGAAGCGCGCGACGACAGGCGACTGGCTCACGGTCGTGGGCGCCATCAACAATGGGGAGCCTCTCTTGGGGCCAATCCTGCCCGTACCAGCGGGAGCGTTCTACGGGATGCAGACCGCGACGCTGGCTTTCTCCGGTATCGCCCCTTCCCTGACTGGGTGCGTGGCAGGGAAGGCTCCTGTCATCGACGAGACAGTTCAGACGCCCCTGCCCATGCACATCGCCCTTCCAAGGCCCGCTGCACGGCTTCAAATCTTCAACCACGGTGGGACTTCCGTGGGAGCCGCAGATGCGATTCTTCTCGTGTCCTTCGACCGTGGTCCGATGGTGCGGGTGTTCGCGGACGAATCTCTCGACATCGGTGGGTTCGGGCACATGGCAGGACTCGTCTCCGAAATCTTCCTCGCGGTTGAGGATGATGCAGGCGGGCTCGAATTCTCCGTGTCTGTGGGTATCGACAGTGGTGTGGGCGGCTGATAGGCCCTCCTAACCCCCACTAGAACGGCTATATTCCTGCTCTAACGAACGAAGCGGCCTGTTTGGGCCGTACCGCAACTGAAAACAGCTAGGGAGGCAGACATGCCTTACATCTGTCTTGCGCGGAACGACATCCCCAACGGCACGGTCCAAATCCTGGACCTCGTGCCCAACTCTTCTCAGAAGAGCGCGGTGTACGACCCGCCCGGCCAGACACGGTACGTCAACCGTGTTCAGAACAACCCGGTGTACTTCACGGCGGCTGGCGCCACGACCAAGCTCGTGGAAGGGCTCTCCGCCCTTCTCGCAGACTTGGTGGACCCCGGTGTGGGTGCGTGGACCCAAGCCAATCAGGCAACGGTCTCGGCGGCCATCATCGCCCGGCTGGATGCGGGTCTCTCGCTGGAAATCGCGGACGTGAACACCATCATCCAGGTGTCACTGGCAGCAGCGACTCTCCCGGCAGCCAATCTCCCGGACCTGCTGGCCATCCTCGCCGGTCGCACCTATGCGATTGCGGCAGGGGCCATCAAGGGTACGGGCGGTGTTTGGAGCGCTACTCAGGCGGGCAGCTTCTTCGAGTCCTACCGGAACCCGGCAACCGAGATGGTCGCAGGGGAAATCACCTCCGGCAGCATCGGCGGCGACCTGCGTTACCGCGAGCGTGGTGGGATTCGTCACACCTACGCGCTGGGGTCCTTCACGGCATCCATCGGGGACAGCACCCTCGTGTGCTTCACGGGAGGTTCTTCTCTGCCCGGTGGGATTGCTTCTCCGACCCTGTGGCCGGACAGCGACCGCTCGCCCCACTACCCGTGGTCGATGCAGGGTGCCTTGGCCCACGCGCAGACGCAGGTCGAGCGGGTCGTAACGGTCTACGAAGATGACGGCTCTCTCGCGAGCTGAGGAGGTAGCATACGATGACACGCGCATACATCAGCCTGAACAGGAATGACCTGCCGGACAACCTGCTCCAGTTCGTGGACGTGACTCCGAACACTTCCCGCTTGCGTGCGGGTTCCGGCGCGGGGCAGACCGGCTATATCTCGGACACGGTCCAGAACGAACTGCCCGTTGCAGCGGGCGTCGGCCCGTTCACAGCGTCAGTGGATGTGAAGGGTCTCGCTGCGTACCTCGGGGGCAACGTCGAGGACACAGGCGGCGGAAACCTTGCTCTTCTCGCGGCAGATGCACAGACCATCGGGAACGCTATCATCGCGGCCTCGATGGCGGGCACCGCACTCGAACTGGAAGACATCAACCTCCTCATCGTCGCCACCGTGGGTGCGGGTTCCGACCTCGACGGTACGCTCGGCAACTCGACCGGTGACGTCGAAGATGTCCTCGCAATCCTCGCCGGGGCGGTCTACCGCATCGACGCGGGGACGGTCATCGCGGGTGTTGCCGGGGCCTACGCGGGCGGCAACGTTGGGGACTGGGTGAACGACGACGATGCCGACTACCGGCCCCAGCGGTACTACTTCCAGACAGGTTCCCTGAACCTGTCGGCTCTTTCCGGACAGCTCTCGAAGCTGCAATCCGCCACCTACGAGTGGCTGAACCCGGCCATGACCTACGGGGCTGCGGGAACGGCGTTGTTCATGGACACCACCCACATCCCGGCGACCGGGATTGGCCGAGCGGTCACGGTCTACACCGCTAACGGCGAACTGCTGTAAGGAGGATTTCCCATGCGCGTATTCATCATGGCGATGAGGAACGACATTCGGGATATGGGTGTTCAGGTTCTCGACCTGAGCCCCAACACGAGTCTGAAGAACAACAACCTCGACGGCGTGGGGCAGACCCAGTACGCAGGGCATGGCTTCGATACGGCGGGGACGACGAAGTTCAACGGGGACGGCTACATCTCGGGCTCGAAGATGACGTCACCGTTGTCCGCTCTCGTGGCCGATGACACCACGGGTGGCGGCAACGACGTACAGGCGACCCACGCAGCCGCTCTCGGCCTCATCGCGTACTTGCGTGAGCGTGTGCAGCCGGGCGGTACCGCGAACCCCAACGCAGGCCCGCTGGCCGTCGCAGATGCGGCTTCGCTCGCGATGACTCTTCTCCGTGCCCTCGGGGCCGGGGACGACCTCGAACTGGCCGACATCAACACCATCCTGTCGGATGTCGCTGTGGGCGGAACGGTCGCGACGGACCTCGACGGGGCCGCTGCGAACTCCAAGTCCTTCGGCAGCGTGACGGACATCCTGCGGCTGATGTGTGGAGAGGTCTACCGGGTGCCCCGGTTCATCATCATCACCAACCTCGCAGGGCAGTTCCGCTCGCTGGCTGAGCGTGCCGTGCTCGTCGCGGCGCAGACTGTGGCGGCCAACGGAGGCACGACCTTCGCGGCCAACGGCGGCTTCTTGACCACCCTGGAGAGCGGCTACGTCGGTATCCCCACGACAGCGTGGACGGAAGCGTTGACGGGTTCCCTCTACGGTGGCGACCTCAGCGTGCTCCGAGGGCGCACGGCAGCGGGCGCGGTCCAGAACATGACGCTTCTCAACCCGAACTTCGCCTACACGGCGGCGGACACGACGGTCTACCGACCCCGTGCCTACTACGCGGCGGACGCTGCGGTGCCACAGGTTGTCCCCGAGACCGGCATCGCGCCCGGCATCGCGGTGTACGAAGAGAGCGGCCAGCGCATCGGCTGACCTCCTGCCCCTCCTGTCCCCTTCCTTTCGATGATTCCCCTATAGCTCCCGACCTATGAGAACCCTGTCGCGCGAATGCGTAGGCGGTGGACAATATAGCTACAAGGAGAAAGCAATGAACGGCGACAGCAAAGTCTACAGAACCTCGGACCTCCAATTCTCGGCCTACCTGAAGGTGGCGGGAGTGGCCCATGTGGACACGGAAAAGAAGGAAGGGCGGACGTACTTCTACTTCGAGCAGCCCGAGGGCGGCATCCGTGACCTCAAGAACCAATACTTCAACCGGCAGGCCAAGGTGGTTGCGTTGGATTTCGCAGATGCGATGCGGAGCCTCAAGACCCTGATACACATGGCGGACGACGAGGACTAGCATGGCGGTCGAGGCAGTCATCGGAAGTGCGTTCACGTTCCAGGCGTTCTACACGGACTCCTCGGGGGTCCCGCAGGCTGTCAACACCCCTCTCATCGACGTGTTCCGGTACAGCGAGACAGGGGTGAAGCAGCCTCTCGTCTCTGCACAAGCAATGGACCCCGTGGACCCTGTAGAAGTGGGGCGCTACACCTACGTCTACACCATCCCCTCGACGATGGACGACGGGGACGCCGTGTACGGAGAGATGTCGGGAACCGACCCTGGCTCAGGGGATACCCTCCGAGCAAATGTCACGGTGGGCGTCATCTCTCCGAATCGAGCTGAAAGAGACGTGACCGGCTTGCGAGCCAGCTTCTTCTAGGTGACGGAGGGTATCATGGAGATGCTGGTCTATGCCTTCGCTGCCTACGGGTTGGTCTTCGGCATCCAGCAGAAGCTCCCGTTCTTGCGCTTCTGGAAGCTGGGTGACTTGCTGGTCTGCCCCTATTGCCTGGGATTTTGGGCTGGGTGGGCGGTGTGGGGCCTCTCATGGCTCTCCGGGTCTCCGGTCTTCTGCCCCTTCACCGGGGCAGCTCTGACTGTGGTAGCAGGAATGGTCTGGTCGCTGGCCGTAGCCGCAGCTTGCGTGGTTCTGGATGGGCTGGCCGAGCACTTCGAGGAGGAGCCGTGAAAGACCAGAGGGTGGAGTGCCCTGTTCGCATACCGTCGGCAAAAGAGACGGGGACCTACGTCAATGCCTTTCGGGTTCTCCATGACCACGGCTCAGAGTGGCTTCTCGATTTCCTCCTCTACTCGGAATCGGTCAAGTCAGCAGTCGTGGTGAGCCGCCTTCGGGTTCAGGAAGAGTTCCTGGAGGCCATGAAGACACGTCTTGAGGGGACCTTGGACGACATCTCCAAGACCGAGGGCCTCGCGTTCATCCAGCCGACAGGGAGCCTGAACTGATGGGAGTGGTCTACACACCGGGGCAGACGATTGGCAGGGGAGACCTCGACATCTTCCTGACCAACTCACAAGGCAACCCGGCCAACGCGGCTGAAATCACCTTTGCGCTCTACTTCATCGACCCAGGGCCTCCCGAGCAGGAAGTGCGCATTGGGGCGGAGTACAGGGTTCCGGTCAATCCTTCGGTGGGGGAATACTACGCCTCCATGATGGTGCCCCCGTCGGCAGGAGCAGGGAACTACCGCATCAAGTGGACCTTCAAGGAGTACGTCACCTCCCCCTACCAGCAGGTGGCGCAGGAGTTCGCCATCGTGGCGGCGGGCAGCTCGACGGGAGCGACCACTTACAATCCCTCGCAGTTGGCGATGATTCGCTCGCTCCGCATCCTGCTCCGGGACCAGAACCCAGACAAGTTCTACCACTTCCGGCCTCCGGAGCACGAAGGGGACATTGGCCAGTACAACCGCATCTTCGGGCAAATCTGGGAGGATGAGGAGCTGTTGGAATACCTCCAGCGGTCGCTCGACTGGTTCAATATGTTCCCGCCCAACACCTCTCACAACGTCCAGAATCTTGCCATGCTGGTGCGGTCGCGCCCGGACTGGAAGACGGCAATCCTTTGGGGAGCCATCGTCCATGCCTGCTTCGCCCTGTCGCTCAACTGGGTGGCGGACGAATTCGACTACTCTATCGGGGGCGTGAGCCTCAGCATCGAGAAGTCTTCGAAGTACGAGAGCATGAAGCAGAACGCGGAGAGCCAAACGGAGAAGGCCACCGAGGCGAAGGCCCGGACGGTCAAGTACATCCGTGGCCTCCAGCAGCCTCGCTTCGGCATGGGCGTCCGCAGCGCCTTCGGGCCGTACACAGGTAAGGGGGTCCTCTCGCCCCGGAACTTCATCGTTTTCCCCACCCTCTTGATTATAGGGGGTTATTTGTGTAACCTCATGGGAGGTTGATTCCTTGAGGTGCTCCAAATGCCCGTTACATGCCCGTATTGTGGTCGAGAATTCCCAGGCAACAAAAGGTCCAAGGCTTTCTAAGTTGACAGCGGCTCCCGATGGGGGCCATTCTGTCTTCAACACACCCGCCACGCTTATTCCGATTCGTCGGAGGGGCGCACTTGGCGGGTTTTCTTCATCTGGTCCTCACAAACGCAGCAGAGCTGACGCACGCCGAGGAACGACCGCTCGACCCACCAGATGGGCTCGAAGTCGGGGACGATGACATCGGCGGCGGCAATCTCCACCCAGGGAATCCCGAGGCGGTTGAGCTGTTCGAGTTTCGGTGCATTGACTTTGTTCTTGCGGCGGACTTCGATAAGGAACACAGGCTTACCGTCTTTGAGGAGCACCATGTCCGCCCGTCGGTTGATGGGGAGCAGGTACTCCAGCTCGACCTCATCGTAGTCGGGCAGAACCTCGTAGATGTCCTCTGAGTCGGGGTCCTCTGGGTACGGCATCGTCCCACACATGCTGCATCCGAGGACGAGCTGAGCAGGTTCCCGGTGCCTGAGATGCTGGGCCAGGATGATTTTCGCTTGCTGGTGAGTGTCTGATTCGGATACCCGCATACTTGAAATCTCCTTCATATCCGATTACTTTTACCCTGTGACAACTCATTAAGGACTTACCAGATGCGAACATTTTACGTCCCGTTCACCATCGTCGGTACCATTGACGGTTTCCGACAGCGCCGCCGAGTCGCCACCCAGGAAGCCGACGCAGCTCTGACCGCCAAGTACGAACGGCAGGCAGAGCCCGAGCTGGCGGAGCCCGTCGTCGTGAAGTTCCGGGTGCTCAGTAGCATTCGGGAGATGTTCCCGACCCACGCCCGCGTCCAGACCATCCGGGAAGCGTTCGCGGCATGAGCGACGAAATGCGGAAGGGGTTCGAGGGCTGGCCCGGCAAAGACCCAAACCCGACGCTCCGGGACCTCGTGGCGAACAACCCGCCTGTCGAGGCTGTTCGAACGGATGCGGAGGACAAGGTGTTCGCGGCTATGCCCGGAGACGACATCTCGGAGCACCCTCTTGGCGAAGAAAACCCGTTCTGGGGTGGTGCCTACACGGAGCTGAAGGAGAAGGTCCGCGACCCGTCGCTGTCTCGGCAAGAGCAGTTGCAGGTACAGGACGCCATTAACGCAGCGGAGAAGCACCATCTCCACCCGCACACAGGCCGCGTCTCCCCCGGCAAGATGGACCCTCCCGTCACTGACCGCCCTCTCTAGGTGTTTTCGGTATCCTCTTTATAGCTTCCATTCAATGAGCACAACGCTCCCTGGAGGTTTCGATGGGATACGGGAAAACTCTCGCAGCAGGCACGAAGAAGTTGAAGTGGTCCCAAGTGACTTCGGGTCTTTCGGAGGCCACCGTTACGGTCGGCAAATTCATGGTAAACCTCACTGTGTCGAAGCAGGGGGACAAGTTTGACTGGAGGCTCACGGTCCACGGGGCTGACCGGGACAAGGGCAGCGCCAAGACCCAGAAGGCTGCCCAGACTGCCGCCGAAAAGGCGTTCAGCCAGTGGGAGAGCAAGAACAAAACAGCAGGTACGACGAAGCAGGCCGCCGTGCCCTCGACCGTGAAAGGCTTCCTGTTCGCCCTGACAGGGTGGCTGACTCAGTACGACCAGAAACTCCAGCGCAAGCAGCCCAACATCTATCGTCTGGGGCACTTCCTGGAGGCCGTCCAGAGCGTCGAGAAGACCATGCGGCGGAACCTGAAGTCGGAGATTACTGCTCCGGGTGTGGCTGACCGATTCATCCAGACCTTGAAGGAGGAGTTCATCTACACAGGCGCTCGCTTCGACCTCCCCCCAGTGAACAAGCTGGTGAAGGCTATCCTGAAAGGGGAAGCGCCCAACTACAAGATGGCAGGGACTACCCCGTCCCAAGAGGTCCCCATGAGCACGCTCCGAGAGGCCATCATCAGGCTGGCCAGCACCAACCCCGAGATGCGGAAGCACCTCGTTCCGCTTCTGCGGCGGACGGCTTCCCCCGCCACCGACGCCAAGAAAGAGGCTGAGGGGTGGCTGCGGAAGAACAAAATTGAGTTCAAGAAGACCAAGGCGAAGACCGTCGGGTTCTCCGACCTCGCCCGTGGGTCCAAGGTCTTTGTAGAAGTCACTCTGGTCGAGCGTCTCGGCAACGGTGTGGCCGACAAGGCTGACGCTTTCGCTAAAACCAAGGGCTTCATCTTCGACTGGACTGTCGCCAGGACTGCCGGGCGTGAGCACGGCGAAGGCGGCAAGGGCTACGGCATGAGCGGCCCGGACGTTCGCGGCCCCGGCGACAAGCCCCCTGAGGCCAAGGCCAAGTGCTTCTACGAGACCGGCGACGAAGGCGACCGCTGCTACACCACTGAGAACGGTGGTCCGGGCGGAGCCCGTGGCGGCAAGCCTCTCCAGCGCGGTGACTGGAAGGGCTACGAGAAGAAGCGTTGGGGTGAATCCCCCGCGAAGCGGAAGAAGAGCAAGCAGATGCGCGCACGAAGCATTCAGGCGTCGGCCCGCCGAATCACCGCGAAGTGGCTCAACCGTAAGTCTGCTCTTCGGAAGCTGGCTCTCAAGCAGAACCAGTTCAAGAAGATGATGGCTACGGGAGGCACCTTCGGGGTCATCTCGGCCTACGGGCCTCTCCACAAGCACGAGAACCAGCAGCGCCACGGGCAGCTCATCGCAGACCTCCAGAAGCTCGGCTACCGAGCCAAGCCGCTCAAAGGTCAGTGGGAGGGTGTCGGTGAGAAGTCGGTCCTCGTGCGAGGCATCAACCCTGAGGTGCTGTTCAAGCTGGGGGTGAAGTACGGCCAGGACGCGACCATCTACAAGAGCAAGGATGGCGTGGTCGGGATGTACTACCCGAAGGGCGGATACGCCGAAATCGCCGTAGACCCCGACAACAACCCAGCCTTCGAGATGGCTTCCGGTGGGGAACTCTTCACGAAGGACCGCAACTGGTCCTTCGAGTTCGGTTTCCTGTGGGGCAAGCATGTCCCGTGGGACAAGAAGCACCCCATTGGGGCCAAGACCGTGAAGAACCTCATCGACACAGGTCAGTTGTCCTTCGAGGACTGACCGTCTCTCTCTGCCAGAGCTTGAACCATTTCCGTGTGGCGCACGAGTGCCTTACCGTCCGGGTCGTCCGGATGGTCTACGGGCACCGGCAGTCCCGAGAACGTGAAGTCGAGCTTCGCCTTGTCCCCTTTGCGGGCTTTGGCGGTGAAGGACTTCCGGGTGCGTCCTTTGGCCGCTACCTGGAGTTCCTTTAGCCGCTCTTCTCGCTCGCGGGCTACAGCAGCTCGTCTCTCGTCTCTCCTCTCCTTGGTCTGCTCCCTCCGCTCTTCCCCCTTGCGGGTCAGGGCGGCTTTCCTCTTCTTGGTCTTCCCCTTCAAGACGTACCTCCACAACATCACTACTCTGCCAGCTTACACCGTAAACCCCCCAGGGGGTCTTTCTCGCCCCCCAGGGGGTAAGATAGGAAGGAGGTAGCACATGAAGAGCTGGGCTGAAAAGACCTATTGGTTCAAACTGGAGAACGGGGGCCTGCAAGCCGCCGTAATTGATGATGACGGGATTCCCTTTGACGAATTCGGGGACAGTTTGGACTTGGGGTTCACGACGACGCCCGCCACGCAGTTCGAGCCTTGCAAAGACTGCACGTTCCTCGGGGACTGCATGAGTTCCCAGTGGAACGAGTTGACCAGGATAGGCGGCCCCGAAAACCCGCTGTGCGTGAGTGGGGTTGGAACCTGCAAGACCTGTGGGAAGCACACCTTGAGCTTCTGGGCGCGTGGTCCCTTGCGAGAGGTGCCCAAGGAGTGCCCGCGCTGGGACAAGCTCCAGGGGTCCGCCCTGGACTGTGATAGCTGCCGGGTGGAGAAGGACGACCTCCAAAGAGCGCACCCCGACTACGAGGAATACAGCAAGGCACTGGAAGCGCTCTCGGGTAAGCTGAACATGCTGGCGGGGCGAAGAGGGGGGAAGTCTCTGATGCAGGCAGGGGCGCTTTACAATGTCCTGAATCTCCACGTCAAGGAATATGAGCCGGAGCGTCTGGTCAAGGCTCAGGCTGTGCTGGGGGTATTGGTCCCGGACATTCGGAGGCGCTTCTCCCAAGAGATGCTCGGGCTCAATGCGGAGCTGCTGAGTATGATGGGGGCGGGATGGCTGGATGTCCTCTACGTCTCGCTGCTGCGGAACCCTGAAAACCACGAGAAGGTGGCCCATGAGTTCGTCCTCGTCTTCAACGACAAAGAACCCTTCGCGATGGCGTGGGCGAAAGAAACGGTGGCGACGCGGAAGCTCATCGAGCGCGTCTGGGGTGGCCTCATCCGCAAAGTCATCCAAGCCTGATGAGCGTTTCTGGTGGGTTTACGTCATTCAGTCCCTCGAAGACCGGGGCAATGGACGCCCTGGCTTCCACTACGTCGGGGCCACTACAGACCCAGCTCGACGGATACGCCAGCACAACGGCTCCTTAGTCGGCGGGTCTCGATACACCTCCAAGCACAGACCGTGGCGAATGAGGGCGATATTCGGCCCTTACGCAAACCGTTCCGAAGCCATGAAGGCCGAGTATGCCCTCAAACATGGGAAAAGGGGACGCTCTCGGTGTTTCTGGTCTTTGGGGGATAGTGCATGGTGCAGAGGGCTTGGGGTTGAGGACCCTCGTGTGAGTGAAATCAATGCTTCGTGTACTTCCGACCCTTCTGCCACCCTTTCGCTAAAAGACCCAGAGCTTCGGAAGGGGTGACGCGGCGGGCTTTCTTCGGGGAACAAATCCAGATGAGGCCCGCAACGTGTTTAGAGAGGTGGTCTTTTACTTCCTTTGAACGACGTTCTCCTTTCCTTTTCTGGTTGGCGGTTTTGATGGCTTGGCGCAGATTTTCAGGGATGGATTTCCCTCTCCGAGCACTGGACAAAGACATTTTTTGACGAGCTGTCTCCGACATCACCTTGCCCTTCTGAGCTTCAGAGTTGTTTCGACGAGCTTCCTCAGACATCCGCAAGCCAGTGCGGGATTCGGCACTTCTGCGGATAGCTTCAGGGGTCTGCTTGCGGCCTTTGTTGGCTCTTGAAATCTTTGCTCGTGCCTCTTTGCTGATATGGGAGTTGTTGGTCGGACTACGGTTTAGGTTTAGGCACCCCTCTTTGCCAAAATGTTCGTGGAGCCACTGCCCTTCGGCGTCAATCTGTTGGTCTGGTTCCAGAATCTCTGAGAGAATTTCAGGTTCAAATCTCCCTTTCTGGTTGAACACGTTTTGCATGTAGGTGTTGGGGTGGGAGCCTTTTTCGAGCGCCGTGAGGTGTCTTCTCCACCTTGCTCGAAAATGCCGAGCACGGCCCCCATAATAGTGAGTGTCTGAAAGGTAGAGAAGGTACAGTCCACCTTGCCGGGTTTTTTCGGTTATTGCGGGTAGCTTTATCTTGTTCATGCTTATGGTGGAGATAGGCTGGTTATTGGGCCTTCTATGGCCCCTACCTCGCGCCCTCTACGGCCCCTACAAGGGCCAGTCGAACGCTCTGAAGGCCGAGTACGCCTTGAAGCACGGGAAGCGCGGCACGGGGCGTACACGGTGGTCTAGTGAGGACTCCCCTTGGTGTCGTGGAGAGGGTACGGCACATCCTTGGGTCCAAGACCCTACCTGGAAGCCTGAGCCGGTTGTGTCCCTATAATCTCCGAGGGTAGAGCGGCAAGCTCTATGCGGAGGTTCGTGTCATGGGTAAGTTCGGTGAGTGGTTTCGGTGGGCGATGGCAGTTCTTGTCATTCCCATTGTCCTTTGGGGCATCAAGCTCGAAGTGAACCGCGCTGTCATGGAAGAGCGCGTCGAGACAATGAAAATCGACCACGCGGCGGCCATCACACGTCTTACGGATGACTTGAAAGAAGCCCAGGGTATCGACAAATCTGTCCAGGCCAACAACGGACAGCTCATCAAGCTCTCGACACAGATGGACGGCATGACCGGAGCCTTGAGGGAAATCAAGGAGCTGATTCGTGCTCAGTAGGACCACCATCTGTGCGCTAGGGCTGTTTTGGCTGGCCACTGCTTTGCTGGGTTGCGGGCGACATGAGGTTGTGGAATCTGCTGCGGAACCGGATATCCTGGAAGCATCTGAAAGGATGTCAGACGCTCAACCTGGGAAATTGGCTAAGGGGGCTCTCCAGGAGGGGGTTCCCGGTCAACTTGTAGAGCAGGCAGAGGGTCTTGAGCATGATTTGGTGGCTCTTCGTTGGCATCTCATTCTGCAACGGCTATCCAAGCTAAACAAGGAAGCTAGGGAGGGTCATTGGGGGTACGACCCTCCTCAAAGGGGTACGCCTCAGTGGGAGCGGCATCTGGAATGGCATTATCTCCGGGAAAATCTGAAAGTATTGCGCCAGCTTCCTCAACCAGAAGGGTGCAAAAAGGAGGTCGCTCCACAGATTCTTTGCCAGCATTCCGAGCCCAAACCCAAACCCAAACCCAAACCCAAACCCTATGTGGTGGGTTTTGAAATTCAAAGAATGTCGAAAACCACGCCTGAAAAAGAGTCAAAAGTGCCTAGAGGCTGGAAGCCGGAGTGGAAGCTATGAAAGTTCTCAGAAGGATAGCGGCCCAACTCCGGGTCTACGAGTACGTGGATGGGGAGGGCAACACCTTCTGGTCCATGACCAAGTTCCCCGCCACGGTATCCGCTCCCCGGCGACTCGTGATTCAGAACCGGGTAGGGGAGCACCCGCTTCATTTTGTTGGTCGTTTTCGGCAGCTTGTGCAGGCCATTCGATTCGAGGAAACGTCCGTCGAAGATGACGGGTAGGGTGTGAGGTTGATATCGACCTCGCACCAGGAGAGAACAATGACCGACACGAAGGCCCCGAAGACCAAGAAGACCGCAGTCCCGAAGACCAAGAAGGCCGCAGCTCCGACCCCGCAAGTCCCGGAGCTGGCAGGCGTGGGCGGAGAAGACGAGAAGAAGCCGGAACCGGAAGCCCCGGAAGACCCCAACTGCCTCGGGCAGATGGAGCCCGGCGAGCTGGCGATGATGACGACGCTGCGCCAGCAGACGCGCAAGCTCCAGACCGACATCGGTGGTCTGGAACTCCAGAAGGCCCGGCTCATCGGTGGGGTGGGGCAGATTGAGCAGCAGCTCGAACACCACCTGAGCATGGTGGGTCAGCGCCTCGGCATTCCGCAGGGTCAGAAGTACCAAATCGGCCCCGACGGCAAGTGCTGGCTGGTGCCTATGCAGGGACAGATGCCACAGGGGCTCCGCAGGGTGCCCGACGAGCCTCCGAAGAAGGGGTAGGAGGGTGAGTGAGTCACGGATGGGAACCCGGAGCTACGGACCAACCTCGACCGCCTCAGAACGGGGCGGTGGTGAGTTCGTTCGTTACTGGCGTTCTGGACCTTCGGTGGGATGACCCTACTCTTCTGAGAGGGAATTCCGTCTACACCGTGGTCGGCGTGAACATTTACCGCTCTGACGCCACTGACCGTGGCCCTTACTACCGCATCAACGAGTTCCCTGTTGGGGGGACCTTCTGGCGCGACCAGACCGACAACGTGTTCATCGACCGCGAGGTTATCGACTGGAACACGGGCTGGAAGTTCAAGGGGGACGCCCCAAACAGCCGCGAGTGGACGCTCCGTACTCAGTACCCCATCGTCAAGAAGGTGGATGCTGCTCCTTTCCAGAAGCCTACTCCCGCCAATGCCAATGTCGATGTGGTTCTCTACATCGACGGGCAAGAGGTCATTACGGACACGGTCTTCGGTCCGAGCGGGGAGGTGACGCTCATCAACACCAAAGAGGTCACGACGGATACGGAGCGGTACGACTTGCCTGCTCTCCCAACGGCGACCTCTATCGTTGAGGTGTCCTATTACGCCAACCGGAACCATGTGCAGTCCGGGCTCGACCTCAACCTGTTCTACCGGTTGACGACCGTGGTCCTCGACGCCACAACCCCAAGCGGGTACGCAGAGACGGCTCTGGACCAGTGTGAGTGCTTCTCCACCGTGGAAGTGGAGCGCCTCGACTATATCTGGAAGGAGGCGATTCGCCGTAACCACTGGATTCTCCAGCAGGGCGGAGAGCGTGTAAAGCTGTTCATCCGGCGCACGGCGGGAGTCCCTTGCCAGTGCCAGCTTGACCCCAGGATACGAGACGGGCTCAAGCAGCCAATGAACAACTGTCGGTCCTGTTTCGGGACAGGGTTCGTTGGGGGATACGACGGGCCTTTTGACATCATCATTGCGCCGGATGATGCTGAACGCAGAATCTCGCAGACCCCGTGGGGACGCAAGAAGGAGCACACCTACGAGGTGTTCATGACCAACTCTCCGGTCGTGACCCAGAGAGACTTCCTCGTCAAGCAGACGAACGAGCGCTATTCCATCGGTGCAGTGAGGCGTCCCACGAACCGGGGCAACCTACTCCAGCAGCACTTCAACATTGGCTACCTGGACGAGAGCTACATCCAGTACAGGGTCCCCATCGACGGGACCGCTCAACTCCCGTGGCCGCAGACTCGATACGGCTACCGCCCGGCTCCCCACGTCTCAGTGGACGGCGACAACTATCGCTCCCCCTCGACGGAGCCTACAGAGGCCCCGTATCCCGAAGGCCCCGAAGCTCGTATCCCGATGCAAACTTCGAAGGACAACACCCCCGACGATGTCGAGCAGAGGGGACGTACCCCCGCTTGGGAGAACATCGAGTATTAGCAGGGGGTTGAGTGGCTACAGGTGGTTTCAAGAAGGTACGAGGCACTTACGGAACACCTTGGTCCCGTCTTGCCCAGGTCCCCATCTCCAAAGAGATGCTGGATAAAATCGGGGAGTGCTGTGTTCGCGTCTTTGCAGAGGAAGCCAAGAAGGACTTTGCGAAGCGGGGCTGGTCGCCTCGTGACCCGATGGGAGGGCCGAACATTGGTGACTCCTTCAGCTTCAGCATCTCCGGGGAACGAACAGTGGAAATCCTGTCGTCCTTCTATGGGGTGGCGGAGCTGGCTCAGGGGAGCATCCCCGAGCGAAAGATGGTGTGGCTCACACAGGGCAGCAAAGAGCGAAGTCCCGCCCGGTACAAGATGACGGAAGCTGAGCGTCGCCAGAAGGCGGCCAGGAAGGCGGCAGCAGCTCGAAAAGCCAAGGCTGGGGTGAAGATGACTCGTAGGGAGCGCCTGCCCCTGGTGGTTCCCCTCAGGGACAAAGCGGGCCAGATAGTGTTCCGCATGGCTCCTCTCACGACCGCCAAGGCTTGGATACATCCGGGAATCGCTAAATTCACCTTCGCACAGCGGGCCATTCGAAAGGCCAAGGAGCAGTGCATTGAGGTGCTGAAAGAGGCGGCGATGGATGCGTTCATGGATGGAGACCCCACACAATGAAGGAAGCTCGTCTCACATGCCGGACCCAGTTCTACCGTGTGGGGGACCTGAACCTGCGAATGGTGCGGGGAGAAGAACGCTTCGTGTCCGCAGAAGAGGCTCGGGCATCTTCGGACCTGCGAGTAGCGCAGAAGGCCGGAGCCATCGAGGTCCTCTTTGTGGAGCGTAGCCGGGAAATCAGGCAACCCGTTCAATCGCAGCTCCGCGTGAACGTGCCTCCCAAGTCCAAGCACGCCATCATTGGAGCGCGTCCGGTACAGGTTCCTCAAGCAGCTCCTCCTGAGCTGACCAAGGAGCAGGTGTCGGAGCTGATACGGGCACACCTCGCAGACTTCAAGGGGGACCTCTCTGTTCTCCTGCGAGAGCTACTGGGTGGGCAGACCGTTGTTCAGGCTCCTGTAGCGGGTACAGTGACACAGGCGCGGGAGAAGGCAGAAGGCCCTGAGCTTGTCTTCGTCCCTCAGCACATCATGCGTGACCACAAGGCGGACATCTCCGTAGAAGAAACGGAGGAGTCAGGGACCGGCGTGGACGCCGCGATAGAGGCCCTGAGGGCTGCCAGAAAGAAGGAGACTCCATGAGCGACGAGAAGCAAGTCCCGGCCACCCTGGGAATCGGGCTCGATATTGGAACCATGAACCTCGTTTCCGCACGCCGTGGCCCCAAAGGGGTCGTGACCAAGCGTATGCGGGACGTGTTCCTCGACCTGCCCCCGAATGCCAAGAAGATGCTCAAGCTCTCCCAGACGAGCTTCGTCGAGCGTGAGGACGATGTGGTCATCCTCGGGGACGCCGCTCTGGAGACTGCCAACGTCTTCGGCAAGGAGCCGCGCCGTCCGCTGAAAGCCGGGCTCGTGTCGCCGGAGGAGTCTGACAGCCTCGAAATCCTGGGCCTCCTCATCAAGGAGGTCCTGGGACCGCCGAAGGTCAAGAATGAGGTCTGTTACTACTCAGTGCCCGCCGCGCCCATCGACCAACCCGAGAAGGACATCATCTACCACCGGGCAGTGTTCGAGCGCATTGTGGCGGAGTGCGGGTACCGGGGCATCGCCTCGAACGAGGGCATGGGAATCATCTATGCCGAGACGGCAGCGGACCAGTTCTCAGGCATCGCTCTGAGCTTCGGGTCCGGCATGACCAATGTGGCTCTGGCCATCAACACTATCGAGGGCCTCACTTTCTCTGTCGCCCGTGGCGGCGACTGGATGGACCAGGGAGCGGCTCAGTCTACAGGTTCGACACAGGCTCGGGTCTGCGCCATCAAGGAGCGGGGCATCGACCTCACGAATCCTCAGGGGCGTGTGCAAGAGGCTCTGGCCTTCTACTACCGGGCGCTCATCGACTACGCCATCGACCAGATTGAGGAACGGTTCAAGTCCGTGGCAACACAGTTCGCGCTTTCGAAGCCCATCCCGATTATCGTTTCGGGTGGCACGAGCAAGGCGGGTGGCTTCATGGACCTCTTCAACGAGGTCTTCGAGGCCAAGCGCAAGCGGTTCCCAATCGAAATTTCCGAAGTACGGCACGCAGCGGAGCCGCTCAACGCGGTGGCGATGGGGATGCTGGTTCTGGCAACACAGGAGGACTGATGAACAGAGCTGAAATTCTGCGTAGGGAGGAGGACTGATGTTTGCGTTGATTGTGACCGGCGTCTGCAATACGGACCTGAAGAAAAAGGGCTTCGACACTTTCCCCAGCAACGATGACGGGGAGAGCGCCATCTACACGGTGGGGTCCAAAGAGGGCATGGAGGAGCTGGTCTCCTCCTGGCCCGAAAAAAAGGCGGACCCGAAGCCCTACCACCCGTTCAAGTACCGCGTGACGCCTGAGGGGCTCCAGGTGACGACTCAAATCGTCCGTGTGACCGCCAAGGAGGGCTGACATGGCCGACACCTATCATGGCAAGATGAGGGAGCAGCGTGGGCACATGGAGGTCCGGAGATATCGGCTCCCTGCGGCTCAGGTCTGCATGGTCATCAAGGACAAGAGGATGACCGTTGTCGGGGAGCTTCTCGTGATGGGTGAGGGCAAGCTGCCGCTTGAAGAGGACATCACCATGCTGGAGGGCCTGTGGCAGGAAGAAGCGGAAGCGGAGCGGCCCTCCAGCATGGTGCCCGACTTGGACCCGGATGTGACACCCCCTTCGAAGAGCACACGGGAACTGTTCGCCGTTCTCAAGGGAGAGCCGCAAAATGAATGAGCCCGTTCGAGTACGCTTCGAGACCTGCGGCGAGATGGTCGAGTGGATTGCTCGGAAGCGCAAGCTCGACTTGCCCGTGGAGTCGAAGGACACGTCCTTCGATAGGGATGTGGGGTTCTTGTGCGAGAACTTCCATGCCGTCATTCACATCACGAAGGTGATGACCACAGCCGGGGTTGCACGTTCTGCCATCGAGGAGTTCTTCGGGGAGATGCCTGAGGAAATCAAGGACCGTAGCGCCTTTGCCACCCCCCGTTCGCGGCACTGGCTCGCCACGGGGGAGCTTCTGCCAGAAAAGGATGGGTGAAACCATTGTATTTTCAGCTAACTGAGGCTATGAAGCGGCGGTTCATCTATGAGCTGAGACGGTACTGGCAGTACCATCCCCGGCACCGGGACATCGTGGACCATATCCAGGGCAAGTTCTCGTTCGAAGAGCGCCCCTCACGCGGCATCGTCGTGAAGGCTGCGGGCGGCAACCGCTTCGACCTGTCCGCCGACAACTACATGGGGGTCCAGGACAGCTACGTGTACCTGACCAAGGCGGGTCGGTATCCCGGAGTGGCTATCGAATGGGTGCGGGAGGATTCGGTAGCCATCCAGAACAATGGGGGTACTTTTCCGTCGGTAGCGGGGGTCTACTTCATCGAGCTGACGGAAGACGAGCAGTTCTACGTGGACCCCTTGTACGATGTGCGGGGAGAAGTTGTTGCGGAGATAGACTCCTCCATCTACCAGCTCCAGAATGTCCCTCTGGCGGGTTCGCTGCGTCTGTACGAGATGCCTGCCGGGTATCAGCTCTTCGAGGGGACCAACTACACCCTGGACGACACTGGGGGTATCACGCTGGCCCAGGCGCTCACGGGGGGCAGAACCCTCCGGGCAGATTACCGCTATCCAGGAGAGAGCAGAGGACCTTTCACGCTGTACCCCAACCATGCTAACAGACAAGCCATCCCCGGTGTTGTTCTGGCCTTCGGGCGCCGGAACGAGAAGGGCGACCGCATGGCCGTGGTGGTGCAGAGCTATCGGCAACCCGCAGCTCTGGAGTACGGCGGGAAGTGGCAGCTCTCGATGGAGTTCGAGGTCATGGCCGGAGACGTGTACGACCAGATGGAGATTGCGGACCAGTCCGTCATGTTCCTCTGGGGCGTCGCCCGCTCATATCTCGTGGACGAGGGCATTAATATCACGGACCTGTCTCTCGGGGGAGAGGCCGAAGAAATCGCGGACGAAACCGGGGACGACTACTTCTATACCTCCTCCTTCTCGTTGACCGTGGAGACAGACTGGTCCATCTTCGTGCCTCTGGATGTCCGCTTGCAGCACGCAGTCCCGCTCACTCTGGAGCAGGCCAAGGTTGCTGCGGAGATGACCGATGAGGAGGTGTCTTCGATGGGGAACAACATCCGAATGCTGGAGGATTTGGGTCTGATGCGGTTGTCGGACCCCTACTTCCAGGACAAGACTCGGAATTTCGAGATTATCCGGTAAGGGACCGCGCCTGACCGGCGTTGGATAGGAGGATGCGATGCCCCTGTACGTTTTCCAGTGCGAATGCGGCGTTCGGTTCGAGCAGGAGGCTCGAATGAAGGACCACGCCAAACCCGCTACTTGCCCGGACTGCGGGGAGGAAGCTCCTCGTTGGGTGCCCGATGAGGTGAGCGGTGTCATGCACCATCCCGTCAGCGGTCCAGGACCCCAGAACACGGGGACCTCCAAGGATGTGGACTATGACCGCGTGATTGGCGAGTCCGCCGAGGTGGGGTGGAAAGAACAGACCCTTCGGGACACGGAGAAGGCTCGCGTCATCGCTTCCGAGGGTGCTGCGCGTGCCGACCTTTCTCTCCAGCCGGACGGCACCTACAAGGTGCTCAAGCCGGAAGAGCGAGGGGTACATGACCGGGCGCTCAATATCCACAACAGAGCTATGGCCCTCCGCAAGGGCCTCGGCAAGAAATCCTCCCGATAGCCCTCTCCTTCAATAGTCTGTCGATACAACTCGTGTCATAGAGAGCGATGCGTTCCCGGACCTTCGGGTCAGGTGAAATGTGACAAGCCGAACTGACCGACACTTTCTCGTGCTGGTCTCCGCCCTTGAAGAGGGTTGGTCAGATGTAAACGGCAGGAACGCATGGACAATTCAGTTGGCCTAAACGCGCTCAGCGCGACCTGAGGAGGAAGTCGGATATGAGTTTCCTGCAAGAAGCCTATGCACCTCCGGGCGTTTACGTCCAGACGGATTTCGAGAATCCGCTCGCGGCTGCTCTCACCTCCCTCAAGATTCCGGTCTTCATCGGAGAGGGTAGTGAACTGCTCGACCAGACGGACCTTGAACTCGTTCGCGGCAGCTCCTCTTCGGTGGACCAGCGCCGTGTGGACGAGGACGAGACGGGTCGTGCGGTGGTCAGCATCTCCGCAACGGGTGTGGTGACACGCGGGGCCTTCGATGGCGCGTTGGACAAGTTCCAAGTCCAGCACTTCCCCATCGTGACAGGTAACGGCACGGGCAGTACCTCGAACAGCCGGACCAATGTGAGCGTCACCATCAACGGGGACCCCATCGTAGTTCGCAATGTCTTGGGCGTGAGCGGAGTCATCCAGCTTGCCCAGGCTCCCGAGCCCGGCGATGCAGTTCTCTGCACCTACTACTTCAACCGCACGGACACCCTCGTCATGGACAACGTGAGCGAGCAGGTGGACCCGGACACGGCAGTCGTGCGTGCAGGCTCCGGCTTGCTCGACAGCGACTCCCCCGGCAGTGTGGGTGGTGCAGGTGGTGGGGCGGAGACGCTCGACATTCACGGTGACATCCTCGACGCCAATGGCACGGTCATCGTCGAGAACAACAACACCCTGAGTCTGACTGTGGACGGCACGGACGTGGAAATCGTCCTGCCTGTGCGCAGCGACTACAAGATGTCCCAAGTGGCTTCGGCCATCACGGCGGCGAAGAAGGGCACCCTGACGGGCGGCACTTTCGTCAACCAGTACGGCCAGTCCACCCTGATGCTCGTGTCGGACCACAGCGTTGTGGTGAACGAAGGCACGGCCAACGGCATTCTCGGTCTCCTCACGGGGCAGGCGGACACCCGAACCTCGACCTTCTACACCTTCCAAGGCCCTATCGTCACGGGCGACAATGGTGGTGTGACTACGACCGACCCGAGCCACGTCACGGTGAAGGTGAACGGCGTCCAGGTCATTCCGACCAGCGTGGACGGCTCCAGCCGTGCGGTAACGTTGGCTCAGTCCCCGAAGGCGGGCGCGACGGTCTCCATCGCGTACTACTTCAACTCCTGGCAGGACACGTTCGACTACCTCCAGAACAGCAACGTCGCGAGCGTCTCGCGCTGTGGCGATGTCCCCGGAGGCTCGGGCTACACGCAGGGTTCCGACTTCATCCTCCAGGACGACAAGATTCTGTGGGGCACGGCGAGCGTGGTCGAAAGCGGCACGCATTCCACGGGCTCGCAGTATTTCGGGGAACGTCAGGTCTCGACTTCCCTCATCGACAACCGCACCTTCCTCGACGCCTGCTCTTCGGTCACGCTCAGCTCGGGCGGCGTCTCTGTGGCGAGCAAGCGCAGCTTCACCCTGCCCCTGAGCCCCACGCTGGGAAACGGGCGCAACACCCCGCTCGGCAGCAGCCTGTACCAGACGGTGGCCAATGGACGCATCGACGTCCCGGTCAACCGCCCGGACGTGGTGTGGGCCTACTGGGGCTGGGATGAACAGGACGCTCTCGACCGAGGCAAGGTCGATGTTCTCAAAGTCGAAGGCAACATCATCACCCTGGGTGAGAGTGTGCCGGTCGGCGCGACGGTCTACGCGACCTTCTACTACAACCAAATCGAAGACGCGGAGTACACGCTGACTTGCGTGAACCCCGGCCTCTCCGGCACCGGCACCTACAGTGCCGAGGATGCCCTCGGGGATGAGGTCTTCGGGGCCTTCTACAACCCGGCAACCAAGGGTTCTGGGCTCACGGGCGTCAGCATCGAATTCCCCTCGGGCTCCGAGTTGACTCCGGACCTTCGTTTCGAGGCGGTGTCCGGCAATGACTTCGCCGGTCCGGTCGAGGAAATTGTCACGGTTCAATTCGCTACCAAGCTGGCGACTCCGGCGAAGTACAGCGTGCCCGGTTCTGGTCCGTATAGCTTCATCCCGACCTACTCGGACCATCTCGCGGTCAAGGTCGGCGGCGTGAACATCTCCTCCACGGCTGGCCTCGACCTCCAGAATCCCTCGGGGTTCAACTCGGGCTTCCTCGCCACCATGCTGAGCGCGGAAATCGAGTACGACGGCAACGGTGTCGGCATCGTGGGCGAGTCCTACGAAGTGGATGTCTCGCAGGAGTTCGTCATCACCGTGGACGGCACGGACGTGGAAGTGTCTACCGGCACCTCGCTGGTCCAAGCGGTGGACATCAGCTTCTTCGCGAACGCCATCAATGAGGCGGCCAACGGACATCAGTCCACAGCGGACGGTGGCGGTGTGGCCTCCATCGAGCTGGACATCACCACGCGGCGCGACGTGCTCAACGGCTACGTCGGCTGGCGGGTCGTCATCGGTACAGGTGCGGCAGCGGCCACGGCAGGTCAGTATGCCACGGTCACGGCCTACAACCCGACCACGGGCGTCTGCACGATGGACGGCAACTGGGTTGGCGGCGCGGTCATCGCAACGGACCCCTACTACATCTACAACCCCGAAGCGCGTTCCGCGATGCCTACCGTGACCTCGTTCAACGGTCCGGTGGCTCTGGCAGCGGGAGCCTTCACTTCCCTGCGCGTCGCCTACACGGGTGACGTGGCTGGGCTCCTCACCTTCGAAGCGACCATCGGAGCAGGTCCCTTTGCTACCCCGAGCGCGATGGCGACCGAGGTACAGGCGCAGCTCGCAACGGTCATCACTGCGGGTGTGGCTCTTTCTCCGAACCATGCGGGTCTGGCCATCGAGGTCGTCGCCAATGCCAACGCTGAGTTGGAGTTCCGGCTCCAGCTCCCTGGTCTCGACAGCATGGGCTTCATCCAGTTCATCGAAGCCTCCGGTGGCCGTGTGGCCGACTTCGCCGCACTCGCGGGCCTCGACGTGGGCACCGCAGTTGGACAGGGTCAAGCGGCTCTGCTCCAGTGCCCCATCGCTCGCACCTACGAAGTGGCGGGGACTGGCGGCGAGAAGCCTTACGACAGGCTCATCCTCCGCAACCGCCTTCTGCCGGGACGCGGCGGCTGGCAGGCTCCGTGGAAGGTGCTGTCGAACGCAAGCCTGTACGTCAAGGTCGGCAACGACATGGCGGGCATCGAGACGGCGGACTTCGCAATGCCGGGTGTCTCGGCGGCTGTGGTCCCCGCAACCGTGGCAGGGTACATCAACCTGCTGGGCGGCATGGACACGGTCACTTCGGAGCCTCAGGTCACGTTCTACGACGGGACCGGTACGAAGCCCGCGAACAACGAGTTCAGCTTCGAGATGGACGGCAACCCCGTCACGGTGACGTTCACGGGTGACGCCAACGGCACGCCCACGGACCTCGGCCCGATGGCGGGTACGGGCAACGGCTCCATCCTCGACCAAATCATCGACGCGATGGAAGCAGTCCCCGGCGCTCCTTGGGGCACGGCACCGGAAATCTACGCCGCACGCCTCGTGTGGTCCGACGGCGCGGGTATCCGTCTCACGGGCGACAAATACGACACGACGGGTCGTATCACCATCGGCAGCGGGAGCGCGAACAGCACTCTTGGTTTCACCTCCGGCACGTCCGCGATGCGGACCACGGTGGACCCGAAGGTTCTGGCTTCGGCCCTCATGTCGAACCAGCACACCGCGTTCGCCAGTTGGATGTTCAACGTCGTCCTCTCCTCCACCAGCGTCTTCGCCAACGTCGCGCTGGCAGGGACCATCGAGGATGCCGCTGGGCAGGAGTACCTGTACCTGCAAGACGCAGCTTCGGCTGTGGGCAACCTCGGAGCCTCTTCGGTCATCGGCCTGTTCGATACCTTCCAGAGCATCGCAAACGCGCTGCGCTACGACGCTGGTCTCGAAGCAGAGAGTGGTGACGGCGCGGTGGGAGAAGCGGCTCTCAACGGCTTCGTGGTCACGTCGAGCAACCCGAGCGGGTCCGGGTCGGTCAACGATTCGATTCTCGACGACGGCGTAGGCCAGGACGGCATGGTCGGCCAGACCTACCGTGACTCGGTAACGGGCCTGACTTTCACCCTCCTTCCGCGTGGCTGGTCCTCGAATCAGACGGGTCCGTGGATTGCGTACCCGGTCGGCGCCCTCGCGACCTTCCGTATCAACTGCTCCAAGACGTTCACGACGGACGCCAACATTCCGCACAACGCCCTTCCGGGCGTCGAGCTGAAGGTGTCGAATACGGAGACCGTTGCGGCAGGGGACACGGCCATCGTGAGCACCTATCCGCGTGGCGGGTACGAGCCGACCATCGGAGACCTCTACTACGTCTCCTACGACTACCTGAAGCAGGGCTTCGCAACGGCCTTCTACACGAAGCTGTCCACCATCGAGGCGAACTACGGCGCGGCGACCCCGGACTATCCGGTTAGCCTCGCTTCCAACCTCTGCGTCCTGAACGGTGCGATGCTCGTCGGCATCAAGCAGGTCCTCAAGGAGACGGGCTCCTCGCAGGCCAGCCTCACCAGCTACGTCCAGGCTATCACCGACCTCGAAGGTGTGCTGGCCGGTCAGGTCCAGCCCGACATCATCACTCCGCTACGGGGCGATTCCATCGAGCTGTACCAGATTCTCAAGCGCAGCAACGCCATCCAGTCGAGCATTCGCTACCGGGCGGAACGCACGAGTATCGTGGGCGTCAGCGCCGGGACTACCCCGGAGCAGGTGCAGTCGATGGCTCAGGTGCTCGGGGAAACTCGAATGCGGGTCGTCTACCCGGACATGGTCGTCATCCAGCTCCAGGACCAGTTCAACAACACGAGCGAGGCGCTCATCGACGGTACCTACGTCGCAGCGGCTATGGCGGGTTCGGTCGTGAGCCCCAATGTGGACGTAGCAACACCGTGGACGGGCCGCCGTCTGGTTGGCTTCTCCCGGCTCGGGCGCAACCTGGATGCGGTCCAGCAGAATCAGGTCGCGGTCAGGGGCGTCACGGTCCTGATTGACCAGTCTCCGTTCCTCCGGGTTCGTCATGGCCTCACGACGGACATGACCAACGTGCTGACCAAGATTCCTACGGTCATCTTGATTGCCGATGAGGTTCAGCAGCGGTCCCGCCGCACCCTGGACAACTTTGTTGGCGTCAAGTACCTGCCGGGGGTGTTGACTCAGGTCGAGGGTCGTCTGGCGATGATGCTCAAGGGCCTCGTGGCCTCGCAAATCATCAGCGCCTACACGGGTGTATCGGCAGCGGCGGACAAGGATGACCCGACGACCGCAACGGTGGAGGCGTACTACAGCCCGGTCTTCCCGCTGCTGTACCTCATCCTGAGCTTCCACATGCGGAGCAGCCTGTAGACTTCAGTGGGTGAGGGGTAGAGATGCCCCTCACCCATTCGGGTAGGAGAAGACAATGCTCAGAGGACCTATCAATTGGGGCGATAAGCCTCACCGTGTCGAAGATGCGGTGGACAAGATGATGGGCAGGCTCGGGTGGTATGGAACGACGGACTACCCGACAGCGAAGCGGGGTCGCGTTTCCATCGACATGGAGATGGAGGACTGGAATCGCGATGAGCCTGGGGAATCAGGCATAGCCAGGGCTACGTTGGTTCTTTTCCCGGCGAAGGGTCAGATGGCGCTAACGGAGCGCCACTCCTCCAAGGTTATCGCGAAGGCGGATGCTCCGATGGATGCGGACGTCGCATTGCTGGGTCGTATCATCGAGAAGTTCCTCAACAAGAAGTTCCCTCGGGTGAAGTTCTTCCACAAGGACAGCCCCTCGCTCGAAGACCCCATGCAGTTCCAGCGGTCGGCCCGCCGAATCGCTACTCTCTATCTACGCAAGCAGAGAAGCTAATCCACTTTTCCGGGTAGAATCAGGCATCTACTGACTGGAGAAGCATCATGATTCTTTCCGGCACCCTCGTAGAAATCAAAAGTGGTGGTCCCACCATGACGGTTGGCCGCAAGGCACCCAACGATGGTGGTACCGCTCTTCTGACCTGCCATTGGTTCGACGACCACGGACAACTGTGCAAAGAGAACTTCATGGACGAGCAGCTCAGGGTGCTGTCTGAAGAGGAGCTTTTCAAGAGGTGAAGTAGGTTCCATCCCCGACCACGTTGCAGCGAGCTACTTCTCCTCACTACAACCCCCGACCGTTGCCCCAGGGGGCAGGCGTCGTCCCTATGCGCCGAGCCGCGTGGGCTAGGACTTGATTTCCGTGACCTTCTTCCGCAGGCGGTCGCAGGTCTTCTTCGTGTCCATGAGGCCCGCGCGAACGCGCGTTCCCGCCGCCTTGTTGCCGGAGTCGAGCTTCGTGGCGTCCTCTTTGAGGGCGGCGACGCTTGCTTCGAGAGCTTCGATTTCGGCCAGCATGTTCTGTTCCATAAGTATCCTCCTGGATTGAGCCGCTTCATTGCGACTCCTATACCTACTCCCCTGAGCGAAAAACCAACCTACTTGCTCCTGGCACCTTGACAGTTCTCGACAGTGGCGGTAGGGTCTCCCTAGATTCTGGAGGACGCATGGCAGACAAGACTTACACGCTGATGGAGCTGGGGGATGCCACCCATCTCTCCGCCCGCACAATTCGCTACTACATCACACAGGACTTGCTTCCTGGACCCGTGGGGCAGGGGCGAACTGCTCACTACACCGAATTCCACAAGCAAGTCCTCACCGACATTGCTCTCCTCAAAGCGGAGGGCAAGGGCCTCGACCAGATTCGTCGGATTCACGAAGACCGCATGTCGGTCCTCTGGAAGAAGGTCCCCAAGCCCGACGGCAATTGGGACCAGTTTGTATTGGCTGGCGATGTGACTGTTCAGTTCCGGTCGGGAATGGTGGCGCATCGCAGGCATCAAGTAATGCACGCCCTCGGAGAGTTCGAGAGGGCCGTGAAACAAGAACAGACACACGAGGAGGACTCGCCATGACTTTCGGAACCGCAGCCCAGATGGCCCATACGGTGTTGGACGCTCAGACGCGCCAGCCGGTGGAACTCGCCATGCAGCACCTTGACCTTACGGGCCGAGCCAATCCAGCGGGGGCGTTCCTTCGGGCAACGCATCGCTTCCAGTGCAAGGGAGACAAGCCCCTCGAAGCCTTGTACGTCTTCCAGCTCCCCAGGCAGGGCACGTTGCGGCGCTTCGTCGTCAAGGGCCAGGACTTCGAGATGGCGTCCAAGCTGAGCCCCCGCGTGAAGGCCCGCAAGGAATACGAGGAGGGCGTCCAGGACGGGCACCTGTCTGTCCTGGCTGAGTCGTCTCTGGACGGCCTCGTGACCCTCTCTGTCGGGCAGATTCGCCCAGGGGAAGAGGTCACGGTCATCGTGGACCTCGCAGTGGGCGTCGAGCCCGAAGATGGCAAGTTCCGTTTCCGTTACCCCTTCACCCTCGCGCCCAACTACCACGCACAGGCCAAGGCGAGCGGTGGCACGTTGGAGTTGCCGGAGGACATCTTCGGGGACCTCATCCTCCCCGAGTGGAAGGACAAGGCTGACGGCCTGCATCAGATTTCGTTCCGCCTTCACGTCGAGGCTGGCGGCACGCTGGGTTCCGTGGGGTCCCCTTCCCACAAGGTCGAGATTCAGCCCAACGATGACGGCAGCGCCGACGTGTTCCTCGCGGGCAACAACACTGTCCCCAACGGCGACCTCGTCGTGGACGTGAAGGTGCGTGAGGCAGCTCCGACCCTGTTCATCGACGAGTCCTTCGATACGAAGCTGCCCAAGAGCGCTCCCCGCTGGACGGCAAGCATCCCGTCCAGCATCATCCCGAAAGCCTCGGCGGCTCCTCGGCGTGTGTGCTTCCTGCTGGACCGCTCCGGTTCCATGAGCGGCTCCCGCATCGAGCGGGCAGTCGCGGCCCTCGACGCCATGCTCGCCGGGCTCGCCCCCGAAGACGAATTCGGTCTCGTGGCCTTCGGCTCGACCACCGTGGCCTTCGACGAAAAGATGGGCAACGCGACTGACGTGAACCGGGACCGTGCCCGCAAGTGGCTCGCAGAAGGCAGGTGCCTCGGCGGGACCAACATGGTCTCTGCGCTGCGGAAAGCCGTGGACGTGCTGGGCGGACCCGGCGCAGACATCATGCTTCTGACCGATGGCGAGGTTTGGAATACCGGCCCCCTCGTCGAGCAGGCAGCGGCTTCGGGCTCGCGTATCCACGTCCTCGGTATTGGTGAGGCGGCGCAGGACCGTTTCCTCGAAAGCCTCTCTCGTCGGACGCAGGGTGTCTCGAAGATGGTCAGCGTCAACGAGGACGTGGCGAGTGCGTCTCTCCAGCTCTTCTCTGCCGTGCGCCACCCTGTCCAGATGGACGTAGAAGCCATCGTTACGACGGGCAAGAAGATGCAGACGAGCCTCGTCAAGACCGTGTGGGACGGCAGGCCGGTACTCCTCACCGACACCGGCAAGACGGGCAAGTCCCGTCCGACCAGCGTGAAGTTCAAGTGGGCGGGCGGAGAGAAGACCGTCAAGCTCGACATGGTGTTCCAGACACCCAACGGCTTGTCCGCCATCATGTGGGCGGCACGGCAGCTCTCCGACCTCGACAGCGCCATCGACATGATGGGGGGAACTGAACAACTGGGGAGCCAGCCCCTCATGAAGGAGATGGAAGACCTCTCCACAGCCTACGGGATGGCGAGCCGGGCCATGAGCCTGTGTGCTGTCGTGGAACGTCTCGGGGACCAAGTCGGTGAGCAGCCTGTCCAGCAGGTCGTCCCGGTGATGATGCCTTCGGACATGACGGGTGAGAAGAACACCGTGGCAGCTCTGTGCCTTAGCCTGAGTTCGCGTGTGGGCGGTGCTTCGGGGCAGAGTCTTCGAGGGGACGTCTACTACAGCATGGACTTCGCGCCCAAGAACTTCGCGCCTACTCGTGGTGTTCGTTCTCGCTGCGTCGGCTTCCAGGCCGATGCCCTCATCGGTTGCAGCGTGGACAACACGGGCCTCCCGAACCTCGGCACCACCCAGGACTGCGCCAGAGGTGTCGATAACGACACCTACAAGAGCGTGACGATTGGCGAGATGAGCGAGAGGGGGCTGGGTGAGAGGATGGATGGGAGCCTCGTCGCTACTGTCGGCCACCTGATGGCTGATGGCGGGATGCCGGGGACCACGAAGGAGCTGCGCTACGCCAAGACCGTGGTGCTCGCTCTCGCCCTGCTCAAGCTCGACGTGGCGGCGTTCGCGCCGCTGTACTCGACCCACCGCAACCGCATCGCGGACTTCATCGAGGCCAATCGGGATAAGACTGAGGCCGACCCCTGGATGGACACTTTCCTGCTGATGCTGCGGGCGGGGAATGCCTCGGTCCCCAACGGAGACTGGGATGGCCGCTATCTCGCTCTCGTGAGGTCCTCCGACACCTCGGAGATGACCGAAGCCTTCGAGGCTCTGGTCAAGGAAGCTCGGTTCTGCGTTCTCCCCACCCCTGACCGCTCGAATCCCTCAATAGTCCTCCAATCCGTTCCTCTTCATAGGACACTCGACTGACGGGAAACACCCCGTTAGTCGGCCTATACATTCTGTAGAGTGAGCGTGTTCGTGTACGAATCGTCCCAGAGACGGAGGACTTAGATGGCTGGCAACAAGGACTTGAACCCACAATCGGGTGTCGGCGGTGACTCTTACCTGTACGACATGGGGACGTCGCCCAATACTCGCACGGCGGTTTCTCAGAAGGTTCGCATCCTGACGCCTCACTTTGGTGACGCGACGGCGATGCACCAGATGGGGGTGCTCTCGACATTCAGCCCCACGGAGTCGCGGGCCATCGAGCCAGTGCGTGGCATCGGCTTCGGGGACCAAGTAGCGGAGCAGGTGCCGGGCGTTACGGAGCCTGTGACGGCTTCGTTCGAAAGGGCTCTCCTCTACTTGTGCAACTTGTGGCAGGCCACAGGCTATGCCGCAGGCGTGTCCGGTCCTGTCCGGTCGCTCAAGCACCACAAGTGGCCCTTCGACATCGAGCAGCAGCTCGTGTTCTCGACGCAGGCCGATATAGACCTCGGTGCCGAGAACGAGGGCAAGTCCGGTGCAGGGATGCAGGCGGGGATGAAGGCCATCAAGTTCCCGAAAGTCGTCGGCAGCTCGGGAGGCGAAGGGCACACCGCACTCATCACCGTGTACGAGGCGTGCTGGTTCACGTCGTGGTCGGCATCCTTCGCGAAGGACGCTGGGGTCATCATGGAGTCGGGCGACGTGAGCGTCTCCGATGTCCACGACTTCAACTCGGTCTACGGCGAATTCCTCCAGTCGGGCAATGACCCGACCCTCGGGCAGCTCGGCTCCATCCGCTACTCGGAGAATCCCGGCAAGTACGGCAAGTTCGTGACCAGCGTAGGTAGCGGTGTCCCTGCCCAGAGCGACGTGCAATTCACCACACCGTAGGTCAGAGCCTACGGGTAGAATAGAACCTCTCCCAAATGGGAGATGGACAATGTGAACTGGGAACAGCCCGGTGGTCCAACAGACCGACGGACGGATGTAAACAAGAACTTTGAGCTGGCACTTCCCCTCCCATGAGGAGGCGGTGATACAGACCAACGAGGACTGACGATTCCGCCCGCTTGAGCTGCAAGGCCACTTGCGCTGCGTCCCCGCCACCAGGAGTGAGGGAGCATGACGCAGATTACGATTGAAGCCTTGGAGCTGGCTTTCGCCCCCATTGAAGAACTCAGCAAGGGCGAAGAAACCTTCGACGTGAACGGCACCCCTGTGACTCTTCGCATTCTTCTCCCCGAGGAGGAGATGGAAGTGCAGAGGTTCGCTACTGCCAATCTGACCACCGCAGAAAAGGATGGAGAAGAGGAAGCGGGCTCCGTCAAAGCCCTGATGTTCCTCGAACGGTTCAAGCAGGCTATCCTGTCCTACTCCATCGTGGCGGTAGGCGACAATGACCTCCGCGACGTGAAGTACGTTGAGACCGGCGAGGTGCTGGAAAACGACCAGAAGGTCAGGATTCCGAAGCACGAGGCCATCCGGAAGCTCATCCTGCGTTGGGGCGGGACCGTGCGTCTCGGGCTGTACCGCAAGTACACCGAACTGCTCATCACCTTGGAGGAGAGGGCAGAGAAGGCCATCGAATTCAAGCCTTCTGACCTGAATGCCGAAATTGAGCGTGTCGAAAAGCTCCTCAAGCAGCTCAAGGCTGCCAAGGAGCAGGACGCGACCAATCTCCAGACCCAGTTCTCGGAGCTGGTCAAGGAATCGGCCAATGAGGAAGTGGAGCAAGCGGACACCGCCAAGGTCGCTCGGGATGTCGTTCGAGCGAAAGAAGCTGGAGCCACGTTCCCTGAGGAGCCCCCGGAAGTCGCCCCGGAAGTCTCCCCGGAAGTCTCGGGCCACACGACCGTGATTACGCCCGAGCAAGTCACTGGGCGGAAGTCTATCATCCCTCGGACGGTCCCTCCGCCCTCCCCTGAGGCTTCGGCAGCTCCGGCCCCTGCCACGCCCCCTCCCACAGCTCAGGGGGCCTCTAAGGTGCCTCCTGGGGCCGCACAGCCGAAGCCTGCCCCCGAGGTGGACCCGTCGTCCTTTGATGCCATACAGGACTCTTTCCTGGGAGGGGATGACCCGGAAGCCCAGGTGGCTGCGGCGAATCAGGCTCTTCTGAGGCAGCATATGGGAGGGCAGCAAGCCCCCGTTCCTCAGGATGCCCCTGCGTCGC